CACCTGCACCCTCAAAGTCCCCTACGAGTACCAACTCGACAACAAAAGCGGCACCGGCTACCGCGAGTGTTTCAGCTCCAGCTGCGCCATGGTCGCCCGCTACTGGGGCAAGATCGGCAACGACGACGCCTACAACGTCATCCGCCGCAAATACGGCGACAGCACAGACGTTTCCGCCCAACTCAGCGCTCTCCGCTCCCTGGGCCTCGCCGCCACCTTCATCCAGGACGCCACCGCCTCCACCCTGGAGGAACAACTCGAAAAAGGCCGCCCCACCCCAGTCGGCTGGCTCCACCGCGGTCCCGTCTCCGCCCCAAACGGCTCCGGCCACTGGAGCGTCGTCACCGGCTTCACCCCCACGCACTTCAACCACAACGACCCCAACGGCGAAGCCGACCTCGTAAAAGGTGGCTACGTGAGCAACAAAGGCGGCGCCGGTATCGCATACTCCCGCAAGAACTGGCTCCCCCGCTGGCTCATCGACGGCCCCGACTCCGGCTGGCTCCTCCAAATTCACCCCGTCTGACATGCACAACCCCCTCGAACCCCGCCTGGAGCACCAGCTCACACAGCACGCCCAGGAGCGCTACCTGGACCAACTCCACGCGGCCCGCAACATCGACGAACTCCACCAAGCCGCAAAACTCCTCAACCAGCTCTACCACCTGGAACGCATCAAAACCGACTGGGCCATCCGCGAGGCCGCCAACAACCTGGCCGAAGTATGCGGCTACGACCGCGACTCCTGCTGACGCCTCTTCAGCATCGCCCGGGCATCCTTCTCCGCCCCATTCTTCGACCGCGCCAGCTCGGGCTTTTTAACCTGCCCGGGCAACAACACAAGACACCCCCGATACTTACGTTCCGCGTAAGTACGGGCCTCCTCCCAGTTCTCCCCAGGCACAAGCGTCCGTAGCGCCCCCCGCCCCGGGAGCCACACCTCCACCTCAACCCACTGCTTAGTCTTCGACATTCCAGGACTTCGGATAGTCAGGCTCCTCTACGGCCTGCACGATCACTGGAACGCGAGTAACCTCCTCTACAAACCTGGCCGCCTTGATGGTGCGCTCGTAGGTCGACCACGACCCCGCATCCTCACGCACCTCGGTCAACAAAATCTTCCTCGTGTCGGGCTGCGCCGCCGCCACGTACTTGTCGCCACACAAAATCACGTACCGCGTCATGAATCTCCCTGTTGCTTGGAGCGTTGCCTGCCTTCTACTCGTCGTTTTACCGACTCTGCCCACATCGCATGATCCGCCGCCTCCGCCGCCTTGTAATCCGACGTCAACGACATCTTCTCCAACGCCGCATAAATCATCTCCCTCATCAATGCCGTGGGTCTTTTGTTCTCCTTCTCAGCCAGCTTCACCACCAACCCGTAACGGTTGGGGTCTAAAAGCACTTGGCAATAAAATTTCGAACCGTGCTTAAGCGGCATACCCGTGCGGTCTACTCTGCTACATAGTAGCACTACCAACGGGCTGGAGCGTCCACCTTTTTCTTCCACGCCTCCGACTGGGCCTGCCTAGCCGCCATCCGCTGCCTGGCACACCCCTTACGCACATCGAACGCCCACTCCAGAAACATGGCGGCCCGCTGCAGATCCGCCGTGGTGGCCTTGCGGATCGCAGCGTACAGCCGCTCCATGATGATCTGCCGCCCTGTCTTAGCCATCATCCCACCCGGGTGCCAGCGCAATTCTGACCACAGTCTTACCCGGAAACAGCTCCTGTATCTGCTGGTGCGCCTGGAACGCATCCTCCGCCTCCACCTTGTACTTGTGAAGCGGACCCCCAATGCATCGCATTACCACGACGTACTGGCGCAAAGGCCTGTGCCTCATTTCGCCTCCAGCCAAGACTCCCCAACATGCGCCTCAGCCAGCGCTGGCACCACCCCAAGCCACTCCGCCTCAGCCTCCTCCATCGTCTTAGCCAACTGGAGCGCCCACCTCTCCGCCTGATCTTCCCGCACCAGCAAGATCACCTCGTCGTGGACCACGCCGGCAAGCTGCACCACCTCATCACTTTCCTTGCGCAACAGCGGCCACAACTTCCCCAGCGTCCGCTTCAACACCGCCGCACCAGCCCCCTGAATTGGAGTGTTACAACGAGTGGTTAGCTTGTTGTGCTCACCCGGAAGAAACCGCCGCAACTGCGACTTACGAATACGGATCGCAGCATTTGCTTTACAAGCATCAGCTGCCTGAGCATTTTTGCGTTGCCACCGGCTGATTCCTGTATAGGCTGCGTGGAACTTTTCCCGCACCTCCGCTGCCTCATCAAGATCCATTTGTATCCCCATGCTTGCTGCATAGTTGCGTAATCCTCTGGCTCCTGATCCATACAAAAGGCCGAAGTTCGCAGATTTAGCAATCTGGCGCTGCTCTTTTGTGACCTCATGTTCATCAACTCCATAAATCTGCATTGCAGTCAGTGTGTGCAAGTCCGTCCCACGCTGGAACGCCTCGATCATGAGCGGATCTTCGGCCTCTGCAGCAGCCAACCGCAGCTCCATCTGCGCGTAATCAGCCACCACTAGTCTCCACCCTTTCGGAGCCTTCACACAGTCCCTAAATCTGGAATCTCTTGGAATTTGCTGCAGGTTCGGACTGATACACGACATCCGCCCCGTATCCGCCCCCAACTGCATGTAGCTGGCACGAATAAACCCATCCGCCTGCAGGTGCTTAATCAGCGCCTCGACCATCTGCCGCCGCTTCTCCACCCGCTTCCACGCCAGATACTCCGCCACCACCGGATGATCCCCCGCGTACTCCCGCAACGCCTGCCTGCTGGCACTCGCCTTCCCATTCGCATCCACCGGCTTCCGCCCCAGCAACTTTGTAAAGACGTCCAACAGTTGCTTGGGACTGTTCAGATTGAAACCAGCCTCCAGCCTGGTCCCAGCTCGCACACTGCCAACTGCCTTGGAGCGCGTGTTGATGCTGCCATCCGCCTCCCTCGGTAGCTTGGAGTCCGCCGGCAATGCCCGATCCAGTGCAACCAAAAACTCCCGCCCCCGCTGCTCATGTTCAACCGTTAAGTCCCCCTGGAGCGTTTCTAGTGACTTGCGATCAAACGGCAGCCCGGTTCTCCACAACTGCGCCATCGCCGGCAACGCCTTGCACTCCAGAAACCACGCATGGTGCAGATTCGCCTCAGCCATCCGCTGATTGATCGGCCCATCCAACTCAATCAACACCTGCACATCCTTCGCGGCGTAGTACATCTGTTCCCTCGTAAGCTCGCCACTCCAATCACTCCTCTGCTCCTCCTTCGAGATCTCCTCCTTCAGGTAACGCTTCACCACGTGCTGGAGCCCATGCTTCACATTCGGCAGTCCATTCGTCAAGATCCGACTAGCCAGCATGGTGCAAAGCACATCCCCCTCGGGATAAATCTCGTGCTCCTGCAACCAGCCAAGATCGAATACGGCATTGTGCGCCACCCAATACCGCTTGGTCGCAAAGAAATCCTCCAGCTCAGTCCACTGGTGGTCCTCCAACTCCCAGCAGTCAATGATCACCGGCTCCCGGTCCAGAGCCGCCAACTGCAATAACCGCAACCCGCCAAACTTTGGCTGGAGCCCCGTGGTCTCACAGTCAAACGCAACAGTCGTCGCGTTCTGGAGCGTGTGCAAATACTCCAGGCCAAACAAAAACTTTGTGTCCATGGTGTGGATCGTGTGGTTAGTAAGTTTTGCGAACGAGCGGTAATTATTCCTTTGGTGGAATATCGGCTCGCTCCTCCAGCTCGATGGCCAGCACAGCGGCTGACCGCAGCATCGTAGACAGCGGGATGGGACGCATTTTCCGGTTTGTCGCAAACCGCAACGCCCATCTCACCCCCATCGACACATTCCCAGCCCCAAGCCGCCTGGCCTCCTCAATCTCCTCCCGACTCAACCTCAAATTCACCGTAAAATTCCGCCCCTTCCCATCAGGACGCCTATCGCTGACTGGCATGTGGACCTATGGGTCGAGAACACCGTCAATGTACTACACCAGTGCCTCCTCCACCAGCCGGGCTTCACACTCTGTAACAAACCCAGGCAGCCTGGACTCAGGAATACCAAGCGAACAGACCCCACGCGAGTAGTGCCCGCACCGCCTACACCCCTGATCTGCTGGAACATCCCTGTCGTATTCGTGTATCACAATCAGCTTGTTGCCGTGGCACGTCCAGCGCTCCAGGCAAACCCGGCACTCGTACCGCCTCCGCCGCTGCTTATCGGCAGCAATGTCGGTGCTGATCACGTAAATCCGCTCACTCCGGCATCCCGGACACACATCACACATCGTTCTGCAAACTCCAAACTTTGCTTTTTTTCCAGACCAGCTGGTACGGCGAAACAATCTCCTCGGGCGCTTGCTTGGTGTACCAGCGGTGATCACACCCAGCACACTTCCGCCTTCGCACAATCCACCCGGTCTCCAAGAGGCTAGACAGCACAACGTAGGTCCTAGCCGCCCCACACTCAGGGCAAGGCGTCTGTATCGCTGGCATTACGCCTCATCTATACGCATCTGCATAGCTGCGTACAAGGCTTTTTTATCAAACCCGCACCCGACCATAAAGTCGACAAAAGTGCCGACCACATCAACAAGCAACAACGCCTTGAACTTGCTGCTCACAGCATTCGTAATCTGCTGGGACTCATCCGCCCGAATCAGCTCGAACTTGTAAGTCTCCATCAGTCCTCCAGTGACTCGATCAACCGATTCAAATACCAAGCCGCCTTCTGCAGGTCCTGCTTTGGCACATCCTTGTTCCAGCAGCGATGCACATACTTGAGCACCTGCCACTGGAGCCCACCGGTCACCGCGTTCGGCGCAAACTTCACCGAATCCTCGATGACATCAATCACCTCAAACTGACGGCCCATCGCATAGTGCGGCGGCCTGTTAACTGGATCAGACATACTTAGCTGCTCTAACAGTGTTGTCATGGTTGTAATGTCCTGTGATTGAGTAATCCTTAGCCGGCACCTGCGACATCCGATGGAACACAAGCTGCCCAATCGGCATCTCCGGCCACAATGCAACCGCATGTAACTGCCTGGCGTTCTGCAGCTCCAGTGTCAGCTTGGAACCACTCCAGCCCGGATCGCAGTAACCGGCCATCAGATGCTCGATCCCCTGCCTAGCTCTGGTGCTCTTGAGCGCAAACTGCGCCGCCACATCCACCGGCAAACAAAAGGTCTCCAGCGTGCAACCCAGCACAAACTCGCCCGGCCGCAGCCAAAACGGATTGCTCTGCGTGTGCCCGGCAATGTCGATTGGCACGAGGTCGGGAAACTCCTCGACCTCCACCATCAACTCATACCCGAGTCTCACATCGAGACTCGCTGGATTCACCAGCCGCGGATCGTAGGGAGTAACAAGGCCCTCCATACAGAGGGCCCGGATTTCTGTGTCACACAGAATCACGCCACAACTCCGCCTGTTTCCATTGGAGCAATCGTCTTCCAGGTCTTCCCGAGCTTGATGTGGTTGATGGTCGTGGGATGCACGTTGTACGCCCGTGCCAGTGACAGTCCGGTCCGTCCCCGTAGAAGCGCACCCTTGATATGCGCCACCTGCTCAGCCGTCAACGCCTTGCGCCCCCTCTTGCGGCGAGACACACGAGTCTTACTTTGAGACTCCCGCTGTACGGGCAGTTTTTGAACAGGAGCCTCGACCTCGACCTGTACGGTCTGCGCGTGCTCCAGCACCTGGGTCAGATTTTCCAGGGCAGTGCCGATCTCGATCAGATAGGCCTGGAGCTGGCCGACGTCCTTGGTTGATAGAAGTGTGAGCATGAGATTGAAAAAAGAACTGGGTTAGTGTACTAGGGAGTGAAGG